CCATATTATCCATAATATTATTCCCTTCAAAAGCATCTAACAAAGCATTTGCATTTTGAACTGAGCAAATTACTAGTTCTAAAGTTCCGTGTTCATTAATTTGTGTTTTAGGCGACAACATTAAATTGTCATGAATGCCTACTGTGATTAAGCTCATATATTATTTAATTAAAAGTTATTTTTAGTTTTCCTTGTTTATAATCATTTATTCGTGTTAAGATAGTTTGTAAATCATTTGGTATTCTGAGAATAGGAAATAATCCATAAGGAGTTTTTGCTTGTCTTATAGTATCTCTATTTGTTTGTATTAAATAATTTGCTCCTGCTTCTGTTTGTTCTATTACACCATGAAAAACATAGTTAAAGTAACTGGGAATATCAATAGTATTATCTAATAATTTTCCTGCAGATTTAAAGCCTATACTACCATCTTCTTTTATATCTGTATGATGTAAAATGATAATGTATAAATTATCTCTCCATACACTTGAATTTAAAAATAATGCTTGATATACTGAAGCACCAAAGTCAGTCCATCTCTGAAATGCTTCATTTCCAGTATTTCTATTTAAAAATGTTTGACTTAAAATTCGGGCTGTAAAATAATGTGTAAAATCTTCTACTATAATATATTTAATTTCTGGTTTATCTTTTGAAATAAGTGTTATAGTAGGATTTAACATATCCAACTCATTAGTAGTTAATAAGTTTTTACCTTTAACATAATCCCCTGGTTTTACTGGAAAAGGTAAAGATTTTCCATTGGGTGTAATGATAATTGTTTCTTTAGGGTTTAGATTGCGTAAAGAGGTAGTTTTACCACAGCCGCTTGGACCCATATATAATATTAATTCTGCCATATTTTGTGATTAATTAAGAGTTATTAAAGGTACTAAATTTTTAAATACCTTGTTTGATTTCTGCATAAATATTTTCCATTAAAATATCATCTGGAAAGGGAAGTGTTTCAAAATGATTACACTCACCTAAAAATTTCAATGCAAACTTAAGACCCTCAGCTCCAAAAGTATTCTTTAAAATATGAATACTTCTAAACCTGCTTTGTCCTAATGGAGAAAGCATAGAATGTTTATTTACAGATAGTACTGGAGGCTTTAATATATAGCCATCATATTTTCCCCCAGCATCATAAGCTTTATACCTATAAGGGTCAAATAAACCTAGTACTAAATCTGCATCAAATCCCATTTGACTAGATTTAAAAATATCCTCTAGTTGTGGACTTAAATCATCTGCTTGAAGTTTTAATCTTTGAATATCGCCCATAGCTCTATTTTGTTGTGTTACTACTACTGGGCTAAATCCATATAAATCTCGAGCATTTGCTAGTTCAATACTTATAGTATCAATTATAGTTTTATCCCCTATTAAATTAATTCCATCTATAACAATAAATATAAAACTTTTAGGATTAGTCATAAAATATTTATGGTCATTTGTATAAAGTCGAAAAGATTCTCCATTATGCATTAAATCTAAATATTTTTCTGGTCCTGTGGGTGTATTTTCTATTAAGTTTAAGTCTGAAAATAACATACTAGGTAATAATTCTCCTTGTATATATAATCCTATATTATCAGTATGATAAAATGTACCTAAAGAAAAAGCTTTTGTAGTTATAATTTCACTAACTGCTTTAGGTGAAAATTTACCATCGTATATTTTCACTCTTTCTAATAAAGCAGTCATTTCATCATCATAAGAACGTATTAAATTATAACCTGTAGTATTTACTGGGCTTTGGCCCCAACCCATAAGTTCATCTGCTGATACTATATGTTTATGGTCTTTATATATAAACCAAGATAACCATTTAGCATGTTTAAACATTTCTTTTCTTTCTAAAGAAAAATAAATAGTTTCCCAGTAAATATTTTCAGGGTTATTTTTTAAATACCTCCATACAGATAATATAAATAAATAATCAGTAAAACTAGTTTTTCCTGAACCTGTAGCACCAGATATTAAAGTATATCTGGATTGTAATAGATTAAACACAGTTCCAACTCGATTTAGTCCTACTGGAATACTTGTAATTTCTCCTCTTATAGATGCATCTACCTGGGCTAAAAATCCACTTTTATATTTTCTATTAATTTGTTTTAACCCCATTGTTGATTACTATCAGATTTAGTATTTAAGGTTGGTAAATAGATTCCTTTTAAATGTTCTTCATATATATCTAAAGATTCATGTAAGATAAAATTAGAAAAATTTCTAGGATATTCTGTATATAAATAATATAGTCTTACTGCACTTATAAATATAGCTGGATTTATATTTGCATTATTTACAATATTATTTATACTAAATATAGCATCTTGAGTTAAAGTGTGTAATCTATATCCTTTCTTAGATATACGTGGTACATTACATAAAGTTCTAACTGCTATAGCTCTCGTTCTTCCTTTAGATTGTATAATTTCATTTGTCCAATCTAAATTATTAGGGTTATTTCTATCTACAATAATTTCATCCCTAATTAAATTTAAAGATGAGGATTTATTTACTTTTATAGGAATAGATGAAGATTTTTGTTCTTTATATTTTTCTGTAAGTAAATAATTATTTTCTGCAATTTCGTAGATAATGTTTAAATCAATTAATTTTTTTAATACTTCATTTGCATTCATTTTTTATTTGTTTTTACTACTCGATAATCCCATACTTCAGATGAGGATATTTTAGTACTTCTAAGCATCTTTCTAGCCCAATTTACTTGCTGAGTTTCTTGAACTGAAAATGTAGAGTCAGATTCTTGTTTCATAAAATAAGGAAGTAACACATAAACATAAGCTTGTTCATTATGATTTAATCTCATTAATCTGCCTAATCTCTGTGTAGCTTCTGTATCACTAGAAAAGAAACTTTCTAAAATTGCCATATTTAAATTAGGTATATTTACACCTCTATTTACTTTATTACAAACACCTAAATATTTAATAGTACCTACTTGAAAATTTTTAAAATTAGAATTAGCTTTTATGTTAGGTATTGTTTCATTATAAATATTATTTTCCCCACATATAGCATTAGATTGTGCTGTACGTTTTGAGAAAATTAATATTTTATTATCTGGATGTTGAGATTGTAAATAGTGTATAAGTTTACCCACTAAAATTTTAGAAGACTTTAAAGAACATAATAACTCTGCTCTATCTGAATTAAGGGTTTGTAATTTACTTTTATTAATATTAAGTAAATTATATTTTTCAGTATAGGTAAGAACTCCCATTTCAAAGTCTAACTCTATACTCTTTTTTTCTATTAATAATTTTGTTATTTTTTGTTGTAAATAATTATAAGCAGAATTTTCTGTTTGTTGAAAACTTTTTTCCTCACCATTACTTAAATAAGTTACTGTGTGAGTCTTATTATTACTGTCTAAATCGTACTTAATAAAAACAAAATGTATTTTATTTAGTATGTTTAATTCTTGTGCTTTTGCTGCTGAAATTTCTGTTAAAATAGGAAGATTATTTTGAAACCAAACTTGTTTATCCTTAGAAATAAATCCAGTTAATCCTAATATTGTATTAGTTTTATATTCATAGAAAAATTTACTAAGTTGAATAGTATCCGCTGCAAAATCAACTTCATCAGCTATTATAAAATAATCTGATAAATCTTTTTCTTTCTTTGTCCATTTATACGCTGTTTGATATGTAACTAGTTCTGTTCTTTTTAAAAGTCTTAAAGCTTTAAATTTTTTAAATTCTAAAATCCAATTAAAATCTCTAAGCACAATACTATTTACTAAAATTAAAATTTTTTTAGGTTTTAATTTTTTTAAAATATCTATTGCAATTTTACTTTTCCCATACCCTGTACTTAAAACTAAAGTACAGGATATAGTAGAGTGTTTTAAATATAAATCAACAACCATTTTTTGAGATTCTATTCTTTTATCCATAAGTGTTTTCCTTCAACATATAATGATGTTCTTAGTACAATAAATTGTTGACTAGTATATAATTCTACAGAAGTATCAACATTATTTTCAGTACATTTCCATTGAACATTAGAAATTAATTCACATTCTGAACTTAGTGTGTATAAAATATTAATTAATTTAGATGTAAGATATGGAAATCTAGAAATTACAGCAACTTTTCCATCTAAGTCAAAATTATATATAACTGCCATAATATCTGTATCATATATAAATTGAGTATCAGTTTCTTTAATTATATTATTTAAAGTTAAATTACTTTTTATACTCTTTATTACATCTTTTTTAGAATCTCCGATAGTAAATAATTGAGCATTTAGTTCAATAGTAATATTTAATAATAATAGTAATAATAATAATTTTTTCATTTTATGTTTATTTTTGAGTTTAAATTTAATTATTTACTTTTGTAATCCTAAGGAGTCTATTAATCTGGACCCTAATGATTCTGCACATTTAACAATATCTGCGCTTATAAGATTAATATAGGGTTGCGCCATTTCAGGTCTAATTTTAAACTCAAAACTTTCAAACTCTTCATTTTGAAATCTTATTTTACCAACATATTTATCTTTATATTCTCCATAAGATTGAAATTCTAATTCAACTTTGTGTAGCTTCCAATCATCTCTAGGGTTTTTAATTTGTTCTTCGTTTGTCATTTTTTAAGTTTTTAAAATATGTTTATTTACACTTAAGAAGTTTATCTTCCAACTCATCTATTACCTTAATCCATTGGTTATTTTTG